CTTTCATTGGAAAAATGGTGAGAAGGACACAGAGGTTATTTGGACACCCGACAAGGCAGGTCGGTTTATCGTGTCCTGGATTCCAGATATTGCAATGCGTAATAACTATATAACTAAAAATGGAATTAAATACCCTCTTAATGAACACGTTGGTGCGTTTGGATGTGACCCTTATGATATTTCGGGTGCTACATTTGGTGGTTCAAACGGTGCTCTTCATGGCCTTACTAAGTTTAATATGGCGAATGCTCCGTCAAATGCGTTCTTTCTAGAGTACGTTGCTCGTCCACAGACAGCAGAGATATTCTTTGAAGAGGTACTAATGGCTTGCGTATTCTATGGCATGCCAATACTAGCCGAGAATAACAAGGCTCGTTTACTCTATCACTTTAAGAATAGAGGATACCGTGGGTTCTCAATGAATAGACCCGACAAGCATAAGGCTAAGTTGTCATTTACTGAGATAGAGATTGGTGGTATACCGTCTTCAAGTGAAGACATGAAGCAAGCACACGCAGCAGGTATCGGAACTTACATTGAGAAATATGTGGGTTACGATTTGGAGGCTACTTATCGAAATCCAGATGAGATTGGTAACATGCCATTCAATAGAACTCTTTTAGACTGGTCTAAATTTAACGTGAACGATAGAACAAAGTTTGATGCTTCGATTAGTTCAGGTTTAGCGATTATGGCAAATCAAAAGCATATTTATATGCCGGAGAAAAAAGAGTCAAAAATAAGCATTAAATTTGCAAAATACGATAACAGCGGTTCAGCGAGTAGACTGAAAATAATATGAACGACCCTTTAATAATGATTAACCCCTCCAACTTTCCAACGCAACTGGCAACAGATGCAGAGAAAGCTTCTAAGGAGTTCGGATTAAAAGTAGGACAAAGTATCATGTGGGAGTGGTTTGCCAAGACAGGTAATAACTGTCGTTACTATTCTCAATGGATTGACTTTCATCGCATTAGACTATATGCTCGTGGCGAACAACCGATAGCAAAATATAAAGAACAATTCCAAGTAAATGGGGATATGTCGCATATCAACCTAGACTGGACTCCTGTTCCTATCATCCCTAAGTTTGTTGATATCGTAGTTAACGGGATGAGTGATAGATTATTTGAAGTTAAAGCTTATTCTCAAGATGCAATGTCTGCTGAGAAGCGCAGTAAATTTCAAGATATGGTTGAAGCCGATATGGTTTCAAAAGAATATTTAATGAGTGTGAAGAAGGAAACTGGTATTGATGCCTTCAACATTCCAGAGGAAGAGTTGCCATCTAGCGACCAAGAATTAAATCTTTACATGCAGCTTAACTATAAGCCTGCTATTGAGATTGCCGAGGAAGAAGCTATTAATACTATTTTAGATTCTAATCATTATGGTGATGTTAGAAAAAGAGTTGACTATGATATTGCTACAATTGGCCTTGGTATGGTCAAACATTCATTTTTACCAGGATCAGGAATAAGAGTTGAATATGTGGACCCTGCAAATATGGTATATAGTTACACGGAGTCACCAACTTTTGACGACTGTTTCTATTTTGGCGAAGTTAAGCAAGTACCTATTACTGAGCTTATTAAAATCAAACCGGATATCACTAATGAAGAACTTGCGGAAATTCAGCAGCTTGGTACAGCTTGGTATAATTACTATGGCGTACTTCGCCCTTATCGTAGCGACCTGTTTAACAGAGACGTTGTTACTTTATTGTATTTCAATTATAAGACTGATAAATCGTATGTCTACAAAAAGAAATACAACGACAACGGAGGATCAAAAGTAATTCAGAAAGACGAAAGCTTTAACCCTCCCGAGGGAACTGAAGAGCGGTTTGAGCGTATCGAGAAGCGTATTGATGTTTGGTATGAAGGTGTAATGGTTATGGGCTCTCCTTATCTATTGAAATGGGAGCTTGGTAAGAATATGGTTCGTCCTAAGTCTGCATCTCAATATGCGCTACCTAATTATATTGCGATTGCCCCAAGAATGTACAAAGGAGTTATCGAGTCATTGACTCGTCGTATGATTCCTTTTGCTGACTTAATTCAATTAACTCACCTAAAGCTGCAACAAGTATTACAACGTGTTGTGCCGGATGGTGTGTACATTGATGCTGATGGTATCAACGAGGTTGACTTGGGTACCGGTGCTGCCTACAACCCTGAGGATGCATTGCGATTGTATTTCCAAACGGGTAGTGTTATTGGCCGAAGTTCTACTGTAGATGGTGACTTTAATAATGGAAAAATACCAATCCAAGAACTTAATACAAATAGTGGACAAGGAAAAATAACTGCATTAATTAATGCATATAATCACTACTTAAATAGCATTAGAGATGTTACAGGATTAAATGAAGCTAGAGATGCTTCTACTCCTGACCCTGATGCTTTAGTTGGTGTTCAGAAACTTGCTGCTTTAAATTCTAATACAGCAACTCGTCATATCTTAGAAGGAAGCAAGTTTATTACACGTCGATTAGCGGAGGCTCTATCTTGTCGTATTGCTGACGTATTAGAATACTCAGATTTTAGAGAGCAGTTTGCTATGCAAATTGGCAAGCATGCTGTTGGTATTCTAGATGAGATTAAAGAATTGTATTTGTTTGACTTTGGTATCTTTATTGAGATTGCTCCTGATGCAGAAGAAAAGGCTCAACTTGAGGCTAATATTCAGATGGCAATGCAACGTGATCAGATTACATTAGAAGATGCTATTGACATTCGTCAAATGAAGAACCTTAAGCTTGCCAATGAACTTCTTAAATTTAAGCGTAAGAAGAAGCAGCAACAGGATATGGAGCAAGAGCAAGCTAAAATTCAAATGCAAACTCAAGGCAACATCCAATCTTCTCAAGCGGCTTCTCAAGCATCTTTACAGAAGGTTCAAGCTGAGGCTCAGATTAAATCAATGCTTATCCAAACTCAAGAACAATCTGACATTAGAAAGATGCAAGCTGAAGCTCAGATTAAAGCTGGTCTTATGGAAGTTGAATTTAACTTTAACATGCAACTCAAAGGAATGGAAGTTGAGAAGATTAAACAGCTTGACATGGACAAGGAAGATGCAAAAGATAACAGAACAAAATTACAGGCTACACAGCAATCTAAATTGATTGAGCAACGGAAAAAAGACTTACCTTCTATTAACTTTGAGTCTGGCGAAGATTCGCTTGATGGCTTTAGTTTAGAGGAGTTTAATCCAAGATAAATTTATTTACTACTTTTGTGCAAATTAAATTAAATAATAATGGAAAATTTTCAAGTAAAACTGGTAGACTTTGAGGAGAAGTCTGTCCAAGAAGTAGAACAAACTCTACTTAAAGTACACGAAGAAAAAACAGGAATTACTCAAATTGAGGAGCCTGAGACTTTAAAAGTGCAAATCCCTTCTGAACCCGACACAGCAGGTGATTTACAAGGAGAAGAGCAATCGACTCCTCAATCGCCATCATTTGATGACGAGGACGTTCTTTCATATATTAGAAGCAAGTATAATAAAGAAGTCAATTCTATCGACGACTTATTTAAACCAGTTGAGGCACCACAGGAATTATTACCTGAAGATGTATCAGCTTTTTTAAAGTTTAAGAAAGAAACAGGTCGTGGGTTAGAAGACTTCTATCGTGTTAACCAAGATTTTTCAAATGAAAAGCCGGAGCGTTTATTAGCTACGTATTTAAAAGAGTTAAATCCTGAGTTAGATGATGAGGATATCCAGTACGAAATGTCAGACCGATTCGGATACGATGAGGAAGAAGATGACGAACGGGATATTAAAAAGAAAAAACTTGCTTTAAAAAAAGAGCTAACTAAGGCTACAAAGTATTTCGATGAACAGAAAGAGAAATACAGAGCACCACTTGAGTCGAGTGGTATCAACTCTGTTTCTATGGAAGATCAACTAGCTTTGGAATCTTATAAGCAATATACAAGCCAAGCTAGTGCCCAACAGCAGGAGCAGGCAAAGCGATCTGAATACTTTGTACAAAAGTCGAACGAATTATTTTCCAATGAATTTGAAGGTTTCAAATTCGGTCTTGGAGATAAAGACGTTTCTTGGAAACCAGGTAATGCAGAAGACTTAAAAAACAAGCAGATGGATATATCTAAATTCTTCAACAACTTTGTTGATGATAATGGATTTATTAAAGATGCTAAATCGTATCATAAGACAATGGCGGTTGCAATGAACCCCGACTCTTTTGCTAAGTTCTTTTACGAACAAGGCAAATCTGATGCAATAGATGATTCTGCAAGGCAGAGCAAAAATATTGACATGGGTAGCGTTCGTACAACAGGACAACCTATAGATAAAGGAGGATTTAAAGTAACATCATTGGATAGTGATCACGGCAACAGATTAAAAATTAGAAAACTTTAAAACAAAAACAATTTAAAAAATGGCTGGATCAGTTCAAAGTACCCCAGGCTTTGCTTTACAACCGTCAGCGGTTAAAGCTACATTGCCTTCAAACTACATTACTAACTTCGATTTCATGAATCAGTATCTTCCAGATACTTACGAGAAAGAATTCGAGCGTTATGGTAATCGCTCTATTGCATCTTTCTTACGTTTAGTAGGAGCTGAGATGCCGTCTAACTCTGACTTAATTAAGTGGGCAGAGCAAGGACGTTTACACACAAAATACGTTAACGTAACAACTACTGCAGTTGTAGGAGATGATACTGCTACATGGACTGTAAATGATGCAAACGTATCAGTTAACTTCCGTGTTAACCAAACTGTGTTCTTGTCAGCTAACGCTGGTTCTGCTTCTGACAAAGCTGTTATTACTGCAGTTAACTCTGCTAATGATACTTTCACTGTAGCTTACTACGCAGCAGGTGGACAAACTATTGCAGCGGCAGCAGTTTCTACTGCATTCGTTTACGGTTCTGAATTCACTAAGGGTTCAACTGGAATGGTTGGTTCTTTGGAATCTGAAGATGTATTCTTCGAAAACAAGCCTATCATCATCAAGGACAAGTACACTGTATCTGGTTCTGACATGGCTCAAATCGGATGGGTTGAAGTAACTTCTGAGAATGGTGCTACTGGATACTTATGGTACATCAAATCTGAGCACGAGACTCGTTTACGTTTCGAAGATTACTTAGAGATGTCAATGGTTGAAGGTGTTCCAGCTGAGGCTAGTTCAGGTGCTTTGGCTTACTTGACAGTTGCTGCTTCTAACGTACAACCTGGTGCTGCTGGTACTGAAGGTTTATTTGATGCTGTTGCTTCTCGTGGTAACGTATGGGCAGGTGGTAACCCATCTACTTTGTCAGATTTCGATTCAATCATCCAACGTCTTGACAAGCAAGGTTCTATCCAAGAAAACGTAATTTTCTTGAACCGTAACTTCTCATTCGATATCGATGATATGTTAGCTTCTCAAAACTCTTACGGTACAAACGGTACTTCTTACGGTTTGTTCGACAACGATGAGAACATGGCATTGAACTTAGGGTTCAAAGGCTTCAAGCGTGGTTATGACTTCTACAAGACTGACTGGAAATACTTGAACGATGCAACTCTTCGTGGTGGAATCGTAGGTGGAGCTATCAAC